TAAACAAAGAAATATTTGCATTAGGAGAAGAAAAAAATAAAATTTTAAATAAAGCATCTTTAGGACTTATGAAGAACAATATGAAAGAGTCAGAAAGACAATCTTTATTAATTAAAGTTAGAGAAATAGATGATAAGATAGATTACATTGGTAGCGAATTAGAAAAACCTACAATGTTTCCCGGTAATATGTTTGAAGTTAATATAAAAGCGACAGATGATACTTTATTAAACTGGGACAAAACTATAGGAAATCAAAATGCAAAAGTTCAAGATGCAACAAATGCTGTACTTACTTCATTAACTGATGACCAGTTAGAAAGATTTATTACTACTTATGGTAAGTACCCTTCATGGTCAAGAGCTATTGAAGGAGGAAGAAGTCAACTAGTGTTTGATGCTAAAGTAATAGCAGATGATTTAAAAGCAGAAAGTTTTTTAATAGGCATTAACAGGCTTAAAAAGAATGATAAATTAATTGTAGAAGATATACTTGCTGAACAAGGTATAAAGGGTATAAAATATAATGATGGAATAACTAGAAATAAAAAAGGAACTAAAAAAAATAACTACGTAATATTTGACGCACGTATTATTGAAATATCTAAAAAATATGGTATAACTATTCCGGCAGCAGGTAAGTTATTAATGGAAATGGATTCTAAAATGAAAGATGATACTAAATTACAAATGGAGAAATTAACAGGATGAATATAGAACTATGCAAAGAACAAATAAAAAGACATGAAGGCGAGGTACTAAACATCTACGAAGATAGTTTAGGGTATAAAACTTTAGGAGTTGGACACCTTTGTAAACCTCAAGACCCTGAATATGATTGGGCAGTAGGTACTTCTGTATCTCAAGAGGTTGTGGACATGTACTACAAAGATGATTTTGTTACTCACTTAGCCGAAGCTATACATATCTTTGGAAGCGAGGAAGGTTTCTATAACTTACCTGAAGATATACAACATGTGTTAGTAAACATGTGTTTTAATCTAGGTGGAACAAGACTATCTAAATTTAAAAATATGATTAAAGCTTGTAGAGAACACAACTGGAAAGAAATGGCTGTACAAATGGAAGACAGTAAATGGTACGGACAAGTAGGTAGACGTAGTAAAGAATTACAGGACATGGTACTAAGTAAAGTAGTCAAGAGTTTAAAATGAAGAACCTATTAAAAACAATAGTCGGTGCTGTAGCTCCTACATTAGGTACTGCTCTTGGTGGTCCAATGGGAGGAATAGCAACTAAAATGATTGCTGATGTTTTAGGTGTTCCTAATAACCCTAAAGCTATAGAGAAAGGACTAGCTGACGCTACACCTGAACAAATGTTAGAACTTAAAAAGTCTGAACAAGCTTTTGATTTACAGATGAAAGAACTAGAAGTAGATGTCTTTGCTTTAGAGACAGCAGATGTACAAGATGCTAGAGGAAAGTTTAGTAAAGACTGGACAGCTAGGATAATGGGACTAGTAATAGTCGGTGGCTTTATGGGCTACATATTCTTAGTAACTCTACAACCACCTGAGCAAAACTCAGAAGCTCTTATTAACTTAGTACTTGGTTACCTTGGTGGCTTGGCAAGTGCTGTAATATCTTTTTACTTCGGAGCTTCTAACAAGCAAGAGTAATGGATTCAGCAGTATCATTAATAACTGAACTAGGTTTTCCTATTGCAGCAGCCCTTGGATTAGGTGCTTTTGTCTGGAAACTTATCAATAGAATTATTGATGGTATGGAAACTAAGTTAGATACTTTAGATGAGAAAGTTCAGACAGCTTTAGATACTATGGAAGAGAGAGTATCTACAAAATTGGATAGTCAATATGGTATTATAGTAGCGTTAATTGATAGAGTAAGAGCTTTGGATAATCAAAGCATTAGACAGGATGTACTCTTGAAAACATTACTAGGAGTCCCAAACTTAATAGATATAGGAAAAATAGCGAAAGCGGATAGAGAAGATGAACGTAAAGATTAAAAGAGAAGTGTCAATAATAAGTATATTTATATTGCTATTTATAGTAAGTGTATTGGAACAACTACATTGAAAATAAATGATAAAAAAATATTGCAAGTAGTAAATCTTGCACCTAGTGAAGACTGGATAGAAAGAATTGTAGAAGTACATCCTATGAAACAAATTACGATAGCCTCTATTGTACAAGTAATAGTGTTTGGCTTTATGCTTTCTATGTTTTGGTTAATATCACAAATATTTTAGTATGAAAATAAAACCTACATTTAAAAACAAATCTAACCTAGAGAAAAATTGCTGGTGGTGCCTTGTAATGTGGGGATTATTAGTAGGTGTTTTTGCTGTCAATAGTATAGCAGATGAAGTAGTATTTAAATTTAAAAGCCCTAGTTTTAATGGTAACAATACAAGCTCACACTACCTTACTATAAACAGTCAAGAGTTTAATCGTAAAGCAGCTCTCAAAGCAGAGATAAAATCTTTACAAGACCAGATAGAAAGAGACAAAGAGAACACAACTCTAGCTAGGTTTATCAGAAATCTCGAATCCAGAATCTACTCACAGTTATCAAGACAGTTAGTAGAAAACTTGTTTGGTGAGATACCTTCTGAGTCAGGAACACTGACACTAGAGGGCAACACAATAGTTTACAAAGTAGAAGACGGAATAATAACTTTAACAATAACGGATAGTGATGGCAATTCAACCACGATTAGTCTGCCTGTTGGCAATTTTAATTTCTAGCTGTGCAGTAATAGAAGAAAGTGGAGACTTAGTATTAACTAAAAACCCTCAACCAACTACTACATTAAGTTTACAGTCAGAAGAATTAAAGAACATACCACCGGCTAAGAACAGACCTACGATAGCTATATACCCTAACAGCTTTAGGGACTTGACAGGTCAGCGTAAGAGTAACAGTACCTTTGCTTTGTTTAGCACAGCAGTTACACAAGCTCCTGAAGCATTCTTAATAAGGGCGTTTAAGCATACAGCAGACGGTAAGTTCTTTAGAGTAGTAGAAAGAGTTGGGTTAGATGACCTTGTTAAAGAAAGACAACTAATTCGTAGTACTCGTAAAGAGTTTAAAGAAGAAGACAAAGTAAAGCCACTGCTATTTGCAGGGTTACTTGTTCAAGGTGGAGTGATTAGCTATGAGTCTAATCTAAAATCTGGAGGAAGTGGTGCTCGTTATCTAGGTATCGGCACATCAAAACAATTTAGGGAAGACACAGTTACCATCTCATTAAGATTAGTTTCTGTATCTACAGGAGAAGTTCTATTAGAAACACTAGTATCTAAGAGTCTTTTATCCACAAGTATTTCTCAGGATGTATTTCGTTTTATAGCTACTGGTACTGAACTAGTAGAGATAGAGGGTGGTATATCGGAGAACGAGAGTGTTTCTATAGCTTTACAAAAGGCAATAGAGACCGGAGTTTTAAATATTATAAACATAGGAATAGAGAGAGGCTATTGGACATATGAATAAATTAATAATAAGTTTACTGACTGTAATATCTTTGGGGATGTATGCAGTTGACAATGAAATATATATAGACCAGACTGGTGCTACATTCAATTTGGATGCAGAACAGCTTGGCTCTGGAAACTTGATAGGTGGAGCAACAGCAGCAGCTGGGTCAATGACTGCCTTAGATTTAGACGGAAATACACAGACTATTGATATCAATCAAATTGGGAGTAGTAACAAATTTTTGGGCGACATAACAGCTGATAACTTTATAGGCTTCTGGGAGTTTGATGGTTCTACTAACGTATTTAACGTACAGATAGACCCTACTAATACTTACGGTGCTGACAACTCTGATGTTAATGTTGATGTAACAGGTGGTACAAACACCTTTACGCTAGATTTAGCTACTACATCCTTGGCTAGTAATGCAGATATTGATTGGGTTATTACCGGTGATGGTAATACTTTTGATTTTAATATCAATAATGCTGACGCAACTAATGATGTTACCGTTGATGGTAATGACAATGTTGTAAACTTTACAGGGCAAGGCTACGCAGGTGGTTACTTTAAGTTAAACCAAACAGGTAATTCTAGAACTTTCAACATCAATCAACTGAGCACTACCGATAATGACTGGCTACGCATCACATCTACTGGCAGTAATGGTACTATTTGTGTCATTCAAAATGACGGGGGAAGTGCAGTCGGTTGCTAATATAGGCAACATAACTGAACTGAATGGAGAAGGTAGGGTTGTACGAGATGACACCTACAAAGCTTCTCTAACCCTAGACATTAACAGCTACGACAATGTCCAGACTTCTAACGGGAGACTGGGCATTACCTTTTTGGATGACAGCCAAGTTAGATTGACTGAGCATTCTGAATTAATCATAGACGAATTTATCTATGACCCTGACCCTAGTAAGTCTAAGATGGCTTTGACATTTGCTAGTGGAACTGCAAGGTTTATTACAGGTAAGTTAGCTACGATAGATAAAGAAAACATTACTATCAATACACCTAGTGCCACAATCGGAATTCGTGGTACTGATTTTACTGTGACTGTAGACGAACTAGGTCGTAGTTTAATTATTTTATTACCGGACAACGATGGTCTACCTAGTGGGGAGATTGTTGTTGCTACAGCTATGGGACAAGTAGTTCTTAACAAGCCTTATCAGGCTACTACTGTCTCTATGTTTGAAACTAAACCCACTAATCCAGTTATTCTTGACCTTACTTTAGAGTTGATTGATAACATGTTAATCGTAAAAGAACCAAAGGAAGAAAAGAATGAGCAGGGACAAGATGGAGGGAGCAGTACTAATATTCTTGATGCTGACTTCCTTGAGTTTGATGATTTAGAAATAGATTATTTGGCTGAAGATGAATTAGAATTTACAGAGCTTGACATAAACTATCTAGATGTTAACTTCTTAGAAGACTTGTTAGACTTTATTGAAGATGTAAATGAGCTAGAGCAGACAGAAACTTTACTAAAGACTGACATAGATTTAAAAGGTACACAGATTGGTTACGACAGTAACACTCAAATCAATACCTTTATGACAGATAGCGTCATAACTTTTTACAAACAACTAGAAGATACTATACAGC